GACGCTGAGACTTTCCGACAAGTACCAATTTATTTCTCGTCTAATGTAATCAGGATTTGGAGCCCCAAACAACATGGGCTCATCAGCTATAAATGATGCTCCGACTATTTCAATAGTCCCGTTTTTAGCGGCCTGTCTTCCGGATCTTAGTTCTACAAATTTATTTCGTATGTCATTCAACGTTTCCACGGATTTCCCTTTCTAACATTCCCATAATTTGATACGGAGTAAATTCGTTTACTTCTCGGATCTCTTCCCAAAAATAATCGCTAGCAAACTTTTCATAAAAATCGTATACTTGATCGAAATCTTTTTTCTTTAGGAACTCTTCGCCTCGAAGTTCTAGTCTTTCTTTGACGATTTCCCTTGGAGTAAGCATAACAATTTTTACGGCGGCCAAATCATCAAGTATGTTTTCAATGTGTTCTAAAACTGAATCGACGTAACTAATGCCTCTATAAATTGGCCCGTAAATCATTTCACCAACATGCCATCGATCTGCAATTAGTAGTTCATTAGGTTTGATTTTGAACAAGGGCAATACGTATTCTTCAACGACCGATCCTTTCATTGGCCCACGATGATCACGGATCACATCGTATTTATTGGCCGCCACTTCCTGGATCATGTTAGCTAACGTTGATTTGCCGCTGCCATCAATTCCTTCAACGATTATTATTGGCATTTGTTTCCCTTCGGTTGTATTCAATGAAAGCTTGACGAGCGACATAATCTCGAGAACCGGCGCTCCATCGACCAGCATGAAAATAAAGTTGTTTCAATTCTTGAGTTAGATCAAGCTTGTCCTGATCCGTTAGTACTTTGTAACCATAATTTTCAAGAGCTTTTTTTCTTGCATCAAGAGCTATAAGTTCAGGGTGTTTCATTTTCATGATAATAATCCAGGACCACGCCACATGGCCACTATTTCTTCATCAGTGGGTTCTGGCTCAGAATCTATTTTCTTACCGTAGCAAGTAAGACAAAGGTCGCTGGGAAAAATAGCTAAAAAGCTGTTTTGTGATCCGCATTGCGTACATGTAATTATGTTCTCAGTCATTTTGATTCCTGTACTCGTGTTCACTAACTAATACTTCTAGTTTCTTTTTTGTAAAAGGTATCCGGAGAGTTTCTTTAGAAAGCAAATTACGGATTTCATAAGCCATTTCATCAGCCAAATCTTCATTAGTCATTTCTTCGACTATACGAGTATAAGCTTTTAGTGTGAATTCTTCAGTTAGTTCGAACATTTTGTTCCCTTTCTTATTTTGATTTGCTTATGAAATTTGTACATCTCTTACGGACAGGATCGTCTCGTCGTAGTCTGCAAATGCTACTTTGTAACGAGGCTTTGGAAACATTAGTGATACATCAACACGTGTAATGTTGCTGTCTTGAATCTTCAGCTCGATCCAGTTTTCGTTTGAAGTTTCGTAAACAAAAATGTCTTCGTAAGCCTTCTCGCCCAGGATCTTTACTACTGAGTTTAGCTGCTTCTCTGCTGTGTTCATTTCATTCCCTTTCGTTTGAACAAGATTATTATCTCTCATTTCGAAACGAATTGTCCAGTTATTTATAAACTTTTTTTATAACGAATTTATAACAAGAAACTAGGCGGTTCAGTAATAAACTTGCCGCCTTTGGTGTCTAAAGCAAACCAACGTTTTCTATAGTTGTCCCAAACCGGCATAGTTGGCGAAGCATACCTACCAAGCTTGTGGCCGTTGTTCCTTGCTTCATTTGCAACATCAGCGTTTGATTCCATTTCATCGTTGTAAGTGCGGCAAACAAGGATCATGTTTTGCGTAGTATCCAGGATCTTCGATCCGCCCATACCCCTATTAGCACGATGATGAACTACTAAATTAGTTTGTGATCCGCAATGCCAACAGTATTCGTCTCGCTCTCGTACTAGTCTTGAAGTTTTTTGATTCAATTACCATTTCGTTTCTATGTTGATAAGTCTTGCTTGAGTACCTAAGGCCATAAGTGCAGTTTGGATTTGATTTATTTTCATCTTGATCCTATTGAACTCAGCTTTACGCAAATCTCTTTGAAGACGACTATCGGCAGCCGTAAGCTTTGCTATTGCCTGACGATCTGCAACGGTTCCTTCGGCTGCCAAAAAAGCTTTTTGTTCTACTGTGTCTAATTCGTATTCAGCTTCCGCCAAAGCGGCTTCTGCTTCAAACAATGCATTAGCACCTTTATTATTTTCTGCTATCAGATCCTGGATCTGACTCTGTAGTTCCGACAACATCGATCAACCTAATAAGTAATGGGATTAGTTCTGCATTGTACATACGCGCTGTCTCAACATCACCGCGTCGGATCGCAACAATAAAAGCATCTTCCAACTCATTGATTTTTGCTTCCAGTATCGAGGGCTTTTGCATAATCTTTTAGCCTTTCTAAAACTTCAGGCGAGGCATTGGCAGCTTTTGCCCTGGAGTACAAGTTCCGGAGATCCGCAACGTTTAGAATTTTATCGGCCTCTTTCAACCAATCAACTTCCGGCCCATTATTAGCTTTACTCATTTCTTCTCGAGATGGTCGTTTTTTGCCAGAGTATCCAGCGTTCGCAAGGGCTCTTCCGATCGCACTAGTTTCGGCGTTCTCCAACGCTGCTGTTGCATTGGCACCATTGCCACCATCAATTTCAAAAGCCAAACCAGACGCCTTGGCTATCGAGTTTGCTTGATCTCCTGCTGATAAAAATACTTCAGCCCTAACGATCCAAGTTGATACTGATCGATCTTCCGGAGTCGTCAAATTTTCGGTAATGATCCGACCGTCAGGATTAGCCTCATAAAATTTTCTGATGCGCTCTTCAACGGTTTCGTAATCTTCTAACTTGAATCTCACTCTTCTTCCTCCATTTCGTATTCTTCTACTTCTTCAAACTTCCAACCTTCATTTACCCACAATGCATTGCCTAAGCCTTTGATGTGGAATCTTTCTAAATCGCCGGAATCATTTTGCACCAGGCCGGTTACACGACCACTCACAAAAGTAACGTCGCCACCATGTTCCCTCCGAACAGTAACCATGTCGCCTAACAAAATCATCATGCTAGTCCTTTCGTGTTTATAACTAAAAATGGCTTGCCGCCATTGCGAGCTCTTCGACTTGCCACTCTATACTTATTGCCGTCAACTTCGACATAACCATGTTGAGCGTTACCCATTGCTCTCATTACTTCAGATTTCTGCTGTCGGAGCTCCGATTCGATTTCATCAAATCTTGCCTGGGTATTTGCAAGTTCGTGTAATCCCTGGATCTCAATTTCTGATCCGTCGATTTCAGGGTGCATTTCTCTTACAGCTTCGAAAGTAGATTGTGATCCGTCGAACTTAGGTTCTTCCTTAGTTTTTATAAGCTTCCAAAACTCTTTTACTTTTTGCTCGATTGTGTCAGCTTCAAACTGATCAAACTCAATCCAATGCTCAACCCAATCCATAGCAACCAAGCCAACAATTACCGCGCGCTTTACTCCCATAATGTTCATGTAATGCATTACTTGCGCTTCATAGGCAGGCGGCACACGATCCCAGTAGTTGCGAGAAGTTTTTACTTCTACAATTACCCACTCACCATCGACCTTAGCTAAAGCATCGGGATTAGCGTGCATAAAATCGTATGATCCGTGTTGATAAGTACCGGTTCTATAGATTTCCCAATCGTCATGCTGCATTGGTAAAAGCTCATCGATAATTACCGGTTCTAATACATTGCCTAATGTCACAGCAAAACTATTTAGTTCTTTAGGCGGTATGTTGCCAGTCTTCGAAGCCCACAGATAATAGGCAGATTCCCACGGGTTTAGGCCCAAAATAGTACCTACTTCAGATCCTCCAATTGAGTTCTTTCGCAGATCGTGCCACTCTTGAGATCCTGATTCATAGGCCCCTAGCAATTTTGCATTATTAAATTTGTCCGGTGTGTAGTAGCTCATAACTCCCTTTCGTAAAGTAGCCTTATCTTATGGCTCGGGACCGACAAATTGTTGATACGCGGTATTTTCAATTCCTAAAAATTATCAAACAAGCAGGGAAAGTTCCTTGCGAAGATTATCCGGACTACATGTTTCCAGAAGACATACCCGATCCAGGTAAACGAGCAACTGTAATAAAACTTGCCAAAGCTTTATGCGGCCAGTGTTCGATCAGAGAACAATGTTTTACTTACGCCCTTGAGACTGGACAGCCTGCTGGTATTTGGGGTGGCACGGAAGCACACGAACGGTAATTTGTAGTTCGCTTCTAAAAGCTAGTAGTGTTTGCGCATGAATCAATTTCAAGCGTATCTAAAGCTACAAGCGGCAATAAATAAATCGCCTATTATTCCACCATGCCAGAACTCAGATCCGGAAGTTTGGTTTCCAATCGCTGAGCAAGACATGTCAAATTACAGAGCGGCTAAAAAGCTTTGCGGCATTTGTCCGGCTCGTAAAGCCTGCTTAGAGTATGCGCTAATTGCTAACGAGCAATTTGGAATTTGGGGCGGTCTTACTTCTCGAGAGAGGGATCGTCTGAGAGATCCGGATCGACGTCGGGAGAAGACTGCACATCGTCCCAATCGAAATCCCCGTCCCGAGTTACTTCCAAAGCATCCTGCACAGCCTCAGAATCAGCCTTAGCTACTGCCGCCCGATAAGCATTTTGTATGTCGCTTATTTCCAGGGTGCCTCGCCAGGCAAGGCTAACGCCGATAGTCGTTAGGACAACTGCAAACGCAGATCCAACGCCAATAATTGAGCCCATAAGCCAATCGCCGGCTACCGCGCCTATTGCTGTGCCGCCAAAAAATGTTGCAAGCGTAAGCCCGACGGATCTCAAACCAAATTGCTTCAAATACTCTTTCAACATAATTCCTTCTTACAGTGAGGACAAGCGTAAATTATTTTACTCTCGACCGACTCCACCATCGTTTTGACTTTCGCGTCCTTTTGTTTTGACGTTTCTGATTTGATGTTTTCTTTGATGAGGGCATAAAGATCCACCTTTGCCGACGTCGGGCCGAACACGCCCTTTATTGTTTTGCTAGCAGTTGCATGTAAATGTGGGCCACTTGATTGGCCGGTGTTGCCTATCAAACCTATTGTTTGGCCTTTGACAATTTTTTGGCCAACTTCATAACCTGGCCGTTTATCCATGTGGCAATAACCTAAGTACCAAACCTGGCCATTTTTATCCATAGCGGTTTGCACAACTACCCAGCCCAATACTTTAGAAAACTGGATTAGTCGGATTGTGCCTTTAGCAATTGCTGGGATCCTGGTTCCTAGCGGTCGAGCCCAATCAGTGCCAGAGTGTGGTTGCATGTTGTGAGCTTTACGGTATTCTGAAAGTGTACCGTAGTGGCCAGTAATGTATTGATCCGGATAAGGTAGTCGCCAGTCTGATACTCGATTAGCCATTTATAGTTTGCCAAACTCCTGAGACTATCGCGCCTATAACTGCAGCCGCTCCGGCCACTACCCACATGCGACGTTCAATCATACGTATGCGCATTTCGTGATCCTTGATGTTACGCTCAACCCAATCAATGTGAGTTGGGATTTTTTCATTTAGACGTTCGACTTGCCTAATAAGTTCAATAGCCCAGTTAGGGATTTCATCGTTATTCACTACACGCTCCGGTTACTTTATTGTGTAGGTTATTGAGTTTATTTTACCTTAACCGCCGACTGCTTGACGAGGGTATCTAATGATGACGACTCCCGACCCGCCTGCTTGCCCAGCATCGGTTCCGGCTCGTCCGCCGCCACCGCCACCTCCAGAGCGAGCCACTCCTGCAACTGCTGAATCTGAAACCTGAGCACCTTTACCGCCTCCGCCAGTTCCGCCCGATCCTCCGAGACTGAACCCAGCTCCTCCGCCGCCACCGGAGTAAGCGTTTGATGAACCAGTAGATGTAGCTGATGCCCATGTTGAATAAGACGATGTTCCTGCACCACCCGAGCCACCAGTTCCCGACACCGGAGGCGAGCCTCCTGCAGCGGATTTACCTCCACCGCCACCTCCGTTGTTTCCTACGGCCGGTACGTCACCTCCGTCGTTACCCTGGCCTGATGTCCCAGTTCCTCCAGATTGTCCGCCACCCGATGAGGCTCCACCTCCTGAGCCTCCATTCCCGCCGGACTGAGTGTCTTGCCCTCCATAGCCTCCGCCAATAGCAGTGCCAAGTGAACTTAGTTGAGATGTATTACCTTGAGCGTGAACTGCACCTCCACCGCCAACGGTGATAGGGAATGTGCCCGTGCGTCGATCCTCGGTGATGTAAACAAACCCTCCAGCTCCTCCGCCGCCTGAGTAGTTGCTCCCGCCTCCGGCATTTCCTCCACCGCCACCTCCTGCAACAATGATTGCGTCAAACTTTAGAGTGCCGCCCTCGATAACGAAATCTTCGGTTGCGGTAAACGTGCGGTAATAATAGTCGGCGTCAGAGCTAACGCTTCCGCCTGTCAATCGAGGGAAAACGTCCGACGAGAGAATACTGAGCGGGATCATACGACGACTTTACCAATAACCCGATACTCGTTAGCTGCCGTCTTTAGAACTCCTGCTGCAGTGTAGCTGGTATCCATAAGAAACAACACGCCAGTTCCAGCAGTTCCGACTCCAGCCCATGATGTGATGCCGGTTCCTGCTGCGAGGGTAACAGTCGCACTCGTGTTGTTGAGGATCTGAATCATGTCGCCTACTGCACTAACTACGTCTGGGATTGTAATTGTGACGTTGCTTGCACCAGTGACGTTGAGAACCGTGTTGGTGTCTGCTGCTACTGCGGTATAGGCTGCGGTCTTTTCTGTAATGGTTGTCTCTATGAACTGAGCCTTGACGTCTTGAAACGATGCTGTTGCAGTTCCGTTAGAGACGTATGCCTGGCCTTGCGTGCCTCCGGTGATTGGAATAATTAGGTCTGCCCACGCCGAGCCATTGTAATACTGATACTTGTTGTCGTCCTCTACCCAGCTAAGCATTCCTTCAGTCGGAACAACTACGGCAGTCGAACGCACGGCATCGGAAGCAAACACCATGACGGTTTGATCTTGCAAATAATCTTGTACGTTGGAGGCTGTGATTACCTCGCCAGGTGTCCATGTTCTGTAGCCGCTCATCAGCCTTCGCTCTCAATCTTTAGCTGTATCAAAATCCAAGATCCGGCTTCTTCGTCCCAGTCGTAAACATCACCTGTTTGAGATCCTGGATACGGCACTGGTGGTAGCCATCGGCAAGTGTCTTCATCGAGTAACCATGAAGGGTAAGGCTTTGGAGGAATAAAAGCATCGCGATCATCGTCATAGGTGTATCCGATGCCAGCATAGTTTTTTCGAATGTTCCCGTTGTAGGAAGTCCTAACACACTTTTGACTTTTACGCTCGCCGTAGTAAGCTTCCCAGTCGGTGATGCCGTCGCGTTCTTCCCACTCGTCTACGCCAACGATTACCTGCGTGACGACATTGTTGTCGTCAAGGAATGCGTAGTGTGCCATGCTTCTATCCTAACTAAAGCTAATCGTATCCGAGCCAGCCGTGAAGGTTGTTACCGAGTAGCCTCCGCTTGTGGCAGTTGAACTTGTAAGGCCTGCTCCGACTGAAATAGTAAAGCTGTCTGGGTATTTAAGAATTACTACCCCAGAGCCACCAGCTCCTCCCGAAGCCCCTCCGTGACCGCCTCCGCCGCCACCGCCACCGGTGTTTGCGGTACCTGGATCGCCAGGATCACCAGATGCGCCTCCGCCGTCCCCGCCGCCACCAAGACCTCCAGATGATGGAGTTGCAGAACCAGCGCCTATTCCTCCACCGCCACCTCCGCCTCGATAGACAGAAGAACCAGTTATAGATGAGGCAGTACCATCTCCGCCATCGCCAGCCACGCCTCCAATTGCATTGCCTCCAACTTGGCCAGCTCCACCTCCGCCAGCGGAACCGTAAGGCACGCTTGTAGTTCCGTCATCATCTCCACCGTCATTACCCTGTCCCGTAGTCCCAGAGCCTCCCAGGTGTGGAGGTGGAAATAGAGCAGAAGCACCACCACCGGAGCCACCGCTACCGGCATCTTCAGTATTGAAGCTTGCGCCGCGACCTCCACCGATAGCAGTTCCAGCTGGCGAAAAAATCGAATTGCTGCCCGCGTTATTTGCTGCTCCGCCTGCGCCGATTGTGACTGTGTAGGAAGTACTCGGTGATAAGGTTGCTGTGCCCGCTAGGTAACCTCCGGAGCCACCGCCGCCGCCACCACCGCCGTATCCGCCTCCGCCTCCAGCAACAAATAAGTACTCAGTCGAGAAATCAGAAATAACTTCATAAAACTTTTCCCAAGCTCCGCTAATCTTGACGTGGCCTTCGGTGACTTCCTTCCAAGATCCACTAACCTTCGTGTGGATTTCGGATACGTCTTTCCAGGTTCCGCTTATCTTTGTGTGCGCCGTCACGCTATCCCCTTATGGTGTGTAGACCAGCCAAACGTCTCCGTCTGATCCGCCAGTAGGTGATGAAGTTGAAAGTGTGATGTTTCGCACTACAGTTGAACCGACTGCTGCGGTTGTTACTGCGCCGTTTACTTCATCAACCTTGCCATCGAGCTGAGTCTGAATTGCCGAGGTGACGCCATCAACGTAGTTCAACTCGGTAGTCGTAAGTGTTGCACCGTCAAGAATGTTCAACTCACCTGCGTCTGCAGTTACACCGTCAAGAATGTTTAGTTCTGCTGCCGTAGCAGTAACGTCACTAATTTGCGAAGCAGTGATTGAGATAGCCGAACCGATTGCGGAATAGTCAGCGTTTAGGGTTACGTCTCCGGTCGTTCCTCCGCCAGTCAATCCTGTTCCTGCGGTTACCGCTGTAATGTCACCGGCGGCAAAACCAGCCCAAGAAGATCCGTTATAAACCTCTAGCGCATTAGTGTCTTCGAGGTAAGAAATCATACCTTCGGCTACTGCAGTACCAAGTGCAGAACCTCGACTGCCACTATCGGCATAGACCTGCACTACCTGATTTTGAATGTATGTTTGGAAGTCTGAAGCTTCGACAACTTCACCAACTGCCCATTCTTTCCAACCCGCCACAATTCTCCTAATACGCTAGTGCATTACCAATTCTACCGAATACCAAGTCTGACAGCCTCCAGAATTCTCCTTCAGTCGAGCCTAAGCCTAGTGTGATCCGATGTGATGTCTCAGTAACAGTTTGTGAAATTCTAATTACTTCCGCGTACCTATCGATTTGCGGAGGTACGTCGTTAGGCGTGAACTTGACGCGCACGAAATCGCCTAGCTCAAGTCCTAGCAATTGACTCTGTACTGATTCCGCTAAGTCGATAATCTCAACCTGCAAAGCCTCGAAGCGATACTCAGGGTTCTTGTATTGGGCCACTAGGTAATCGGCTAGATTCTGCGCTGACGTGTCATTGTCTAGCGGGAGGTTGGATCTACTTAGATTTTGGATCCCATACTGCTCCTGCGATGTAATGTCTGTAGCAATTGCCGTTCCACCGTTCGCGCGCGAGACGACCACTTCGTTATAAAGCAACTCCGCTCCGTAGACAACCGCAAGGTTTTGGTAAGGAATACCAGTTCCGTCGTCTGCGAATACAATTGGCGTGCCTGAAGTTTCAGCGTTTCGATCCAGAAACTTAACGCTGCCGGACTTTGACACGAACAAAGCGCCAGGCTCTGACTCCGAAATTGTCTGAAGATAACTAAGCGCATTAGTACCTTCGGTAATGACATCAGCCTGGAGTCCTTGTTGCCCAGTCTCTGCCTCAATACGATCAAGCGGCCATTGCACGCCTGCGTTTTGCAAAATTGCTGTAACGCGTTCGCCGGTTTGCTGAGCGGTTGCTGTGCCGCCCGATAAAGATTGGTTTGCAAACTGAGCGAAAGCGTCCGAAGATTTGATTATGGCGTAGCTGTTACCCGATGGCTCGTAGCTCAAGTCCCAGTCATCGATAACGGTTTCCGACTGGATGATGTTATTTGACGTAACTCTTACCGATCGCTTTGGAATAATCTGCCCAGCGTAAGGACTAGATAAATAAAGCGGATCGAAGATCCGATCGTTGTTGTTTAGGGTTACGTCTAATTTTCCAGCTTGGAACTTGTCAAGTTGTCTTGATTTGCCGCGACTAATTGCGTATTGCGCAACTTTTGGCGTTACGTCTTGATAAATCGCTCCACCTAAAATAGTTTGAACCGCGTCAAGAATTCCGTAGAACGCGTCGTCAAGCTTTGCGAACTCTGCGCCTGCCTGCTCCGAAAAGTCAAACCCGATTTCAACTTTGTTTGTTGCCATTACGCCCTCGCAAAGACTCGGCCGCTGGCTCGCTCGTATCTAATTATTTCGTCTACTATTTTTCGACCAATGTCTGAGCCGTCAGCTCCCATGCCAGCATTCACAGTTATGTTGAAATTATTTTGTGATCCAAGTTTGTCAAATTTATTCAATGGAATAACCGCTTCAGGTTGGCCGCCTTCGGCAATGTTTGCTAAGACGCCTCCAGGCCTAGGCATAACAACGCCGCCGTCAGCTAGTTTTGGAACTTTAGGTATGTTTATACCAAAGTTTCGACCACCCCAAACGGGTACCCAATCTGGAATTGTTACCTGGATCGTATTTAGAGCTTTTATAACTCCATTTACATAATCAATAATTGCATTTAGTGGAGTTTTTACAACACCAACTAAAGCATTGAAAATCGTTTCCATAAAGTCTTTGACGCCCTGGAATACATCTCTAAAAGCATTACCAACGTTAGTAATCGTGTCTTCAATAAATTCACTTACAGGGCGGATCATGTTTTCATAAACCCACTTGAAGGCGGTTCCAAAAGCTTCGAATACCGGAATTATGACGTTGTTATTTACATCTTCGATAAAACGACCGAGGTGATTGAATCCGGTTTCAATACCTTCTGCTACCGGTGTAAATACGGCATTGAATACGTCTGTAAAAAAAGCTCCGAGCTTTTTGAACTCATTTGCTATGTTGCCAAAAATCAAACTTGCAAAATCGAACAAGTGTTTCAATGCACCTACAAGTAAATCAATAACCGGTTTGATAATTGATTCGTAAATTAGTACCCAAGTACCAGCCCATAAACCGAGGATAAGCATTGCAGCCTCAAAGACGGGTTTTATTACCTTGTTATAAAGATCATTGATGCCTTTCATAAAAGCATCAATTACAGGCTTCACGTAATTGTTGTACGCATCGGTAAAGAATTTTGTAACTGCCGCCCACGTATCTTGGAAGAATGTTGTTTGAGTAGCAAGATAAACAATGCCGGCCGCCACAGCAGCAATAGCTACGGCAATGAGGTAAAACGGATTCACAGCCATAACTACCGCTAAAGCGGCTTGAGCGGTTGCATAGATTTTAGTAGCATTAGTTACAACCTGGAATACAGCTACTAGTGATCCGAGCACACCAACAAATGTTGCTACCGTAGGTATGTTGTCCTTGATCCAACCGAAAGCCTGGACAAATGCAGGATACAAATAATCACGAACAGCAATAGTTACTACATTTATAGCAGCCGTTAGAGCGCTAAAAATAGTTGGCAAGCTTTGGACAACACCCGCAATAACTGGACCAATAGCTTTGAAAAACTCGACTAAGGCAGGACCGGCTTGTTTTATAACGGGTTCCATCTCATCAATAAGCTTTAGGAACATAGGCGCAAGGTTCCCGCCGATCTCAATTCCGACATCAGCAATGCGAGATTTGACGAGTTCAAACTGCGCAGACATAGTGTCGAGCTGTTTATTAGAAACCTGATCCGTAAATCCGGCTGCGGATCTCAACTCTTTTTCATACGTCTTTATAGCATCAGAAGTACCAAGCAAAGCGGTTATCGATGCAAGAGATTTATCTGAGAAACCGGCCTGTAGCAATGTGGCCTTTTGAGTTTCGTCTGACATGCCTGCCAAGACATTTTCAAGGTTAGCAATAATGTCACCCAGGTTACGCATTTCACCGTTGGCATCAAATACTTCGATACCCAGTTCGGCAAAATCTTCTTTGTTCTTTATTGCCTTTGTCGAAAGATCACGAAGAACAATAGCAAGCTGAGTTCCAGCAAGTTCGCCCTTGATACCCTGATCCGCAAAGGCCGCCAATACAGCAACACCCTCTTCGACATCTTTGCCGATAGATCTAAGTGCAGCACCGGCTTTAGTTGTAAGTGCTGTTGAGAACTGTTCTACCGATGCGTTTGCTAGTGTGTTTGCCCTGACAAGCGTATCGGAAACGCGAACCATGTTTTCCATGTTCGCAACCGCATCATCGCGGATCGTAAGGCCAAGAGCGGATTGAGCATCTGTAAGCAGATCGGTTGCAAGCGCCATGTCGAACATACCTGCTTGAGCAAACTTTGCAACCTGAGGCATTGCCTCGATAGAAGCTGCTGCATCTAAACCTGCCGATGCCAGGAAGAAATAAGATTCAGCTGCCTGATCTGCTGAGAAAGTAGTTTGTTTGGCTACTTCACGAGCGGCTGCGGCCATGTCATCGCGCAAGACATCAGAGACGTCGCCCATAATGGCAATTGATTCATTTAGCTTTGAATCAAAATTAGCAAAGGCTTTTATAGATGCAGTTGCAACTCCGGCAATAGCTGCTGTTGCTGCTGCTGCTGTTGCTGCCGCAAGTTTGCCAAATTTACCTAGAGCAGATTCTGCCGCTTTGATACCTTTTGGATCAAACTTAGAGACAATTGGGAGATTGATAGCCATTAGAAGTTCAACCTTTTATTGATGGTTTTTATAGTGTCGTTGACAATGCCTATTGCGAGTTGCACAACATCGGGTCGAAGTAATCTGAACTTGGCGTAAGCGAAGCGGCCGCCTTTGCCTTTCATCTTTTCAACTCTGTTTAGGTTTCGGATCATTGCACGGCCGCGATTGTTTTTACCGTTTTTAGCTCCCGCCCTTTCAGCTACATAAAGTCCTCGAGCTTTACCCGTCGGTGTGATCCTAATTGATACAAGATGGTTTCCGCGGCGTCGTGAATTACCAGGAGTAAATGAAACTGTCGGCCTTACAGGCGACCAACCAAATGAAGTTTCTCGACCAAAACCCGATAGTGGCGGTTCATCAGGAACATTATTAGCAATTTGTTTAGCAACCGGTGAGATCTTGGATCTCAAATCTTTGCGGAGTTGCTTCAGTAAAGTTTCGTCTGCCTGTTTTAGTTCGCGGATAGCTTCACGCACGTATTGCGCATCTACTTTTGGCGTGATCATCGGCAGCTCCTTCAGAACCTATTTTACCGTTTACGCTGATTTTGCTTTTGGATCTTGAACTCAAGGTAACGTCCAACAGTCCAAAGCATGCGTGGTTCAAGCTGCAATAGATCTAACGGCGAGATTCCTGTTTCGCATGAGATCCATGCGATTTTCCAATGAAGCGAATCATCGCCCAGGCCCGTTATTTTTTTTGTTCTGCCGCCTCGACTAGAGTAACTGTTTCTAGCCAGGTTTCAAAATCTTCTTTAGTTCCGCCGGTTCGTTTTTCAACACTCCAAGCCAGGAAGAAGAGGTGCGTAAGTCGGAAGTCTTTTTCGAGTCTAGCGATACTTAGATCGAACTTAGTTTCAAATGCAACAATGTCCGGAGCACCTGCTTCAACCTGTTTGGTCGTGCCGTCTGCGTAGGTAACTTGTAGGTTTATCATTTATTTTTCCTTATGCTCCAGTACCGCGCGTAACCTCGCCGCTAATGGGCCAGGATACTGAAAGTGTTGCGAGATCGCCCACCGAGGAAGCAAAAGGTTGGTACTGGGTAACCAAAGCTACGGCCGTGTATGTCGGATTTGTTGCTGTTACTGTGCCACTAGTAGGGGTGATAGTAACGGTTGCCTGAGTTCCAAGTAATGGAAACAGAGTTGCGTCAATAGCCGAAGCGCCAAAATCCTGGTGGAAGTCCAAAGAAAGCGAAGCATCCTTTAGGCCGCCGATCCTGGTTCTAGCGGTATCACCAAACGCCGTGGTATCCTGCTCTTCGACAGTAATGTCGAGTGTTGCGGCGGCAAGGCTTGAGCTGAAGTCTGTCCCGCCAATTGTGATTGCGTAATCGGTAGCAACGAATTTGGCCACGATTATTCTCCTTAGTTATTCTGCGTAAACGGTCGCGACAAAATCTGCCGCAAGGTATGTTGCCTCACCTAATAATACCGCGCCGATGTTTGACATTTCTGAGACTCGTACATCATAAGCATTACCTGACAAAGTTTTATCGCTTTGGATTGCAAGCTTGATAGACTCAGATCCGGAACTTGAAGCATAAGCATCTAATCGACGTTGTGCTTCTCTTTCAGCTACTCGACCAACAATTACCGATACTAAAAAGTTATACGTTGTTAGTCCCTGCTGGAAAGCTCCATCATAATTTACTGATTGCAATTGAACTACTGCAATAGGCGGCGATGGATTGTCTGGAATTTCTGCTGCCGTACGTAAGCCTGAGATAGTTGCTACATTTGTAGCAATACCGTTTCTAAGATCCGTTATGCTCAAGCGAATCGAATCCTCTTGTAAGGCATGATCATTGCTTCAACATCGGGATCAATCTTTGTTACGCGGATCACACCAAGATCTCCGAAACCAGTTACACCAAGCGGAGCATCATTACGCTTGAAAATACGGCTGCCTAAAATTACAGTCGCTTGCTCAATTGCTGTAGGGATAGCACTAAAACCAAAAGTTCCAATAACTTGCACAGTTGCTTCTTGCCCATCAATTGGAAATGTGTAATCACCAACGGCGCGGATCACATTTTGCGGAACACTTAGGCCGCCAGCAACTCCATTTAGCGGCTCAAGTTGATAATCGTTATTAGTCCAAGTTGTATCAAAAATACCGTCGGCAGCACTACTTGTTTTGATGCTAGTAACGCTAACCAAATCATCTATTTCAGTTACATAAGAATCTCGCGGTGCATAAACGCGTGTGACGGCGGTTTGAAAAAATTGACGCTCGCATACGCCATCTATCTCCCTTGATGCCGTTTCAATTGCAAGTTCTAGGAGATCATCATCGACTGAATCCGTGATCCTAAGAGATGCTTTGATTTGGGCTAGGGTTGCGTAACCATTAGTAATAGCCATAAGACTATTCTATTCTGATCCGTTGCTTGAGGATCGTAGTAGAAATTTCACTGGTGTATGGAATGTAAGCGAGTCCATAACCGTGCTGATCCAACCAGTCTTGATCAAATTGCATTTGCTTATAATAATCTTTGCGAGCCCAATCTGATCCAATAATGATTATGTCTGGATTGACTTCAAGGATTGAGGGCTTGCTATCTGCTCCGCCCTTGTTTGCAATAACATTGTCGACATAAACGCACGCTTCAAGAACTACTTTTCTTTGCTCAAAGCTCATAACAGGAGACCGGCCTTTATAGTCTGCAATAAACTCGTCAGTATTTAGCGCAACAGTTACGAATCCAACCTGCGAGCATTTTCTTAGGAAGTTGACATGCCCGCTGTGGAAAAGATCAAATGTTCCGCCAGTGTAAACGTTTAGTCCCATGAGTTTTCCCTTCTAACTCGCAGCGACCAACCCTGCACGTTCAAATTTTCATTTGTTCGTTTATGGACAAGCAAACTTTGATTCCGCCTAAAGGTAAATGTGTTTTTATCTTGGTATCCTGATTTTAGCGTTGATGAATTGTCATGATAAACTTTCGCGGGGATGTCATGAAAACTAACGCCAAGTTCTCGCATACGCCACTCGTAATCATCGTCATCAAAGTAAATTGGGTGGAATGCTTCGTCCCAAAGCCCCGCTTTTTCAACGCTGCCTTCTGTCGGAATTACGCACGACCAACGTGGTTGAACATCTACAAAATTGAATGCATCAGTATTTACTTCTTCTGCGATTGCTTGCAATGATCCTGGGCCGAACCAAGAATCGTCATTTGGTAAAACCCAATAGGGTGCGTGAGGTGTAGCTTTGATAATCAAATTCCAAGCTCCATTTGCACCAAGTCCATACGGAACTTGTATTAGCCAAGTATTTTTTACGAAATTATTTACTTGCGGTTTGAACTTCCGCTTGCCAGAGTTGTCAACTATTACAAGATTATCTACAGGATAATCGATCGAATCAAGAAGTCGCTGTGCCATCTCAAATTTAGAAAGCGTCGCAAAGCCAAGAACCGGGATCATAGTTGAGCTTTTAGAAACGGCTGCCAATAATTTTCGTATACTCGATCAGCATCAAATTGTGATGCAAACTCAACATTAGTTTTTTTAGCAGATCTTTCTTTGAAAGCTGTTTCTAATGCATTTACTATCGACGGCACTAATGGAATCATAAAAAAGCTCATTTGTGCTTCGTCCCAAAATGGTTGTCCATCTACAATCAAGCAATCGTCACTTAATAAATCTGGACTAGCAGCCCAACTAGATCCAATAACCTTAGTGCCGCATGCTTGTGCTTCGATAGCAGGCACGCCAAAGCCTTCACCATAAGATACGTGTAAAAGCACGTCCATCGTCGAATAAATACCGGCCATGTCTTTCGGATCATAGCCTATACGTAATTGCGCCGGATCAGCGAACAAAACGTCTTCTTTGTTCAAGCCAACGGCTTTGATCAGATTTATTAGATCAAAACCACCATAAGCTTTAGATACTTCCGAGTGAATGTATAAGTAAGCATTTGGATGGGATTTTTTGAATAAAGCAAAAGCCAATAAGTTTTCAGCAAAAGCTTTTCTATGAATCGATGTATTAGCTTTATTGGCTGCAACCATACCAACCAAAAAATCATCTTCTTTTAGCCCCATGTATTCACGACTATTTACGTTTCGGATTTTTGATGTTGGCTTATAAATTTTGGTATCAACAGCGTGCGGAATGTAAAAACTATCTACTCCATACTTTTCAAATTCACGTTGCCCAAAGGGAGACATAGCTATTGTTTTTACGTTAGGCCGTTTCGCCCATTTCAAAACATTAGGCGGCAAACTCAAATGATCTACGGGAGTCCAGGACATAAAATTGAGATCATCGATTCCAGGAACGTTATTGAATACCCAGGCGTCGTATAAAGTCAAAATTGCATTAGGAATTTCTCTTTTATTCAAGAAATGCTTATGCCATAGCTTTAGCGCGTCACCTGAATAAAGTGATAATCCTTTCGGATAATGTTTTATCGTTCCGGCCGCTAATTTGAGATCCGCTATAGCACCTTCTAAACCATAGTTCGAAAGTGCGGCTACGTCGTAATTATCTTGGATCAAGCGATTAGCTAATAATTCCGCTTGGACGCCGTAACCCGTTGGAGTGCCTGGAGAGTTCGATGCTATAGAAACAGCAGCTTTGTAGGTTTTCATAATGCAACTATACTAAATAAAAAGAAGGGCCCCACGAAACCTACAACGTGGGACCCTTCAGCCTAGATCAAGGTGATTAGCTTGCGCCACCCTTGAAGTAGTTCACGTGGCCGGAGTGAGTTAGGTTTCCGTCCAAGCGAATTAGGAAACGCCACGTAGTGAGATCCGTGTTGAATGCGTAGTCCTGGGAAGAGGCAACCTGGAGGCCGCCAGCCATACGAACCTTATAGCTCGGTAGGTGTCCGAATAGTACAGACTTCGCACCGGTAGCTACTGCTGGAACGTGGGGGTTTTCGACAACGGTGAATCCAGCAAAGGAATCAGGCTGTCCAACGCCGACCTGGTACAGGTAGTTTCCGGCGGTGTCCTTGAGCTTACGCATAGCGCCGATAGTTGCTCCAGCTGCCATGTAGCCAACGCCAGGAAGTCTGCGAACAGCTCCATCGATGTTGGTGTAAGCAAGGTCGATTAGGTTGTCAGCGGTAAATCCGCCGGCAACGCCAGTTCCACCGGTGATGCCAGATCCGGCCGCGGTGACAATTCCGTTTGGCTGAACCGTTCCAGTGCCATTAGTCAAAGCAGCATTTACTGCGTAACCAATTGCGTTACCTGCCTGCTGAGCAAGGTGGCCGGCAAGATTGAATCCTGCGTCGGTTACTAGCTCGTTGGCGGCCTGGATCAGGAAGCCGTACTTGTACGCGCCCAAAGTAATGGACGAGTAAGTCGGATCGCTTGCCGCAACGGTTCCAGCTGCTGCGGTTAGTGCTGCAGTGCTGTAGGCCGTTAGTGTCGGAATAGTGAGATCCTCGCCAGAAGCAGTATTGATCATCTCGCTTGTGTCGAGCATAGGACCGACTAGGCGAGCAACGTCGAAAACTTCGTCGTAAAAGCTCTTTGGCACCGTGTCGGTAGTTGGGGAGAGTGTACGACGCTCGAAGTTGTGTGTTCCACGAGTTTCGGCGATAGTACGTAGGATCTCAGAAGCTGCACGCTCCTCAGATACAGAAGGGACAAAGCCCTTGGCTGCGGCCGATGCCTCAACCTTGCGCTCTTCGGCACGCTCAGCAACAGAGATCGAGTCGTCTGCTTTCCTGATGTCGGCCTCAATAGCATTGATCTTCTCAAGCTCAGCACCGTCTAGCCCGCGTCCCTCAGTCTCAGCAAAGTCGATAACTTCGCGGATCTGTGAAACCAGGTTAGCACGCATTTCCTGCTGTGCCTTGATAAACTCAGACATTGAATAGTCTCCTAGTTATTGGTTTACATTGGATAACAGTGGCGCTGACGCTCAACTGAATTTCGGTGGAGCTGACTCACAACCGATGTATCAATTTTACCGGAGACATGCAAATGAAAATCCCGCCACCGATCCGGGGGAAGATCGATGACGGGAAACCCTTTTATTTAGTTCTATGACTGCAAAGAGCGATCCAAGTTTTCCTGAAGTATTGCGATCCGACGAGAGATCTTTGCAGCCTCTTCTAGAAACAAAGCATAAGCTTCATAGTCGTTATTTACTTTGTAAGCGTAGTTTGCAATTTCCAGCTTTGTCATGAGTTCTTTTGACGCCTCATTGATCCTGGTGTGATACGCAATTTCGATCTCGCGAGACTTTAGTTCTGTGCTCATTTTTTTATCCCTTTCGTTGTGTTGAGATAATTATGCTTTTTTGATAGAAAGTATTACGCTGCCAGCAAGTACGTCAATGCAAAAAATGTCAATTAGATCGATAGCC